CACTGCTTTGCTCTTTCAGCATTTAATTCAGCCATTTTGATCATAACATCAACAGTCTGATAAACTATAGCTATCGTTCAAAGATCGTCTACAATTCAACTCTTTTATTTTTTAGTTGCACATAGATCATAACTAAACGTAACAAATTTTACGTACTTTTTACGTAAATACAGAAATGGGAAGAACTAAATCAGTTCCTCCCTTTTTGTTTTCTCAAAACATTTTACGTCATTATTATATCACGTTTTAATATACAGTTACTCTTCTTTAGTAGCCTGTTTATCATAGATTTTAGCAAAAAAGGATACAAAGTGGCGACACTGTATCCTTGGGTACAAGATATTATGACGGAATATCTTTGATTGCTATTATAACGCAAAAAAGCCACTCCAGGAATAATTCCCAGAGTGGCTCTTTTAAATTATAGATTTAGAGGGGTTGATTTTTTCGCCTCCTTTATTTGATTATTTTTGTGAATTTTGCTGGCACCCACTGTGTCTCAGTGCCAATTCTATAGCATTTCATTCCTTTGATAATTTTAACACCCCACACCTCCCATCGTGTGTTAGTTGCAATATATTTTTGATAATGCCCTTCAGAATCTAGCAATCTTACTTTGTAATTTGGATTACCGTATAAAATAGGCACATAACAAATGCTTGGTGTTTTTGGCTTAGCAACCACCTTTTTAGCTGGCGCTTTAACAGCATCAGTAATCAGCTCTTTTAAAGTGATATTGCCATCGACACCTAATCCACACCAGTTATCAGTGAATTGCCACATTGCCACGCCATTCATAGACGGGAAGTAATTGAAATCTGGTTTATCAATCCGCCCCATCGTTGCATATGAAGCAACCCACAAGCAAGTGCCGTACTTTTTTATGATTTTAGCGGTATCGACATATTGTCTAAAGATTGACGCACTAGAGTATAAGCCCACCTTGTACCCAGCATTATGGCACACTTTCATGAAAGCCAAAATCGCCTTTGTGTTGGAGTAGGCGGAGTTGATAACTACATTTCCATCGCCCGTCTCCCAATCAAGCCATAAGTAGCGTTTCTTGCTGATATTAAGTTTCTTAGCACGGGATACAAAGAACTTTGCTTCCATTTTAGCACGCCCAACATTGTTGCCAAACGTGGCAAAGTGATAAGCGTGAAGATACATATGATTATCGTGAGCAGACTTGACTTGGGCGCCTGCTTTCGGGTTTATATAGCCTAGTCCTTCAGTTACCTTAACAATCGCTTGCCGTGCCCCAGCACGCTTATATGCGCTCATATCAGTTGAATTGTAAACAGCAACATCAACAGCAAAGTCTCTAGTTGCCATTCACAGTCACGTCCTTAGCTGGTGCTTCTGGTTGCACAATGTCCTTTTCAGGAACGTTTTGCGCAATTTCAGGTTCAGTTGGCTTAACATCTTGATTTGCAATATTCATTGCATTAACAGCTTTTTCGATAGCACCATTTACTTCACTAGACGTTACGCCTTTAATTCCAAACCAAGACAATGCTTGCTTAATGATTTCACTAGCAAACTCACGCTTTTCTTGACCACTGCCACCAATATATTCCGCTTCGTGTACCGCATTGGTAGCTAATTTACCTAGCACATCTAGGGCTTGCCCAGCACGTGTAGCACGATTAATCTTAGCCTTATCCTTAGCGTACACGCCTGCAATAATAGCAAGTAAGTAGCTTGCTACCGTAATACCTAAGTAAATCCAATCTTTAACCGTCATTGTGATTTTCCTTTCCATCAAAAAAAGCACCTTTTTCAGATGCTTTTAGTTTCACTATTTCGATTTCTTTTTCGTTGAGCTGGTCTTTCAGTTCTTCGACTTCTTCCTGTTTTTGCTGGTACAGCTTTTCGTAATGGTTACGATCTTCTTTTATCTGACCGTATAACCATTTAATACCAGCTCCGACAGCTGTAAGTATACCTATAACATAAGGTAGTGCCTTTAAAAATTCCATTTAGCACCACCTTTTTTTAGTAATTACGTTTCTTACTTTTTCCAATAATGGAAAAATCAAAGAGCAGTACGATTACTTCCAAAAATCCTGCAGTAAACATGTGCGGGCCTCCTGATACATACCCGTGACAAAACTCTGCAGTTGCTTCAAGTGCCAGTAATCCTGCCGTAATGACTAACAGGTTGCGATTGACTGCGATTTTATTGTGGTTGTCTAGTGCCCACTTGATAATCAAAATTCCGACAACTAGAAAGATGCCACCAATCAAGTCATCATTGAGGAAAGCTGTCGCAAACGGTGGCCAAAAAAAGTAATAGTCATTGCAAATGAGAATTAAGCCTATACCAACTAAGGCAAGACCCAAAATAATATGTTGTGGGTGCGATAAAGGAAAAATGCTTTTTAGCTTTTGCATGATTTACGCTCCTTATTAGCCGCCATCTTTCGATTACTGTTTATTTCATAAGCGACTATTATCTCTTTTAGGCTATATATGCTTCGCCTGTAATATCTTGATATTGCTTTGGCGTAATTCCACCTTGTTTGACAAAACTTGCTACATAAGCCTTATCTGCACCAGACCAGCCCCAATCGTATTGTTCCTTAACCATAGTAAATAATAAATCTAACATTACTTGTCACCATCCTTTTCTTTTGTGTTAAGAAGAGTATCAAGCTTACCCTCCATCATAGTTAACTTGTTAGTAATTAAAATCATGCTTTGAGTAAGTTGCATACTCATCTTTTGAGATTGATCTGCGGACTTTTCATGACTTGCACTATCTTCTTGTAAATCACTAACTTTTTTAATTAAATCAGTGAGCTGTTGACCTTGACTTTTTGCGTCAGTTGCTACCCATGTATCACTGTCATAGTCAAACACTTGATTAGTGTACTCAGAGTTAGGAGCAACAGTTGTGTATGGCCATTCGGGTTTATCTAATTTAAAAGGAAGCTCGATTGGTCCAGCACAATCAATTTGATGACTGCCAACAACTCCAGAGATCCAAACTAAAGTGGTTGGGACTACGTCAGCAAGCTTTTTAGGTTGTTCTGGCTTTACTGGCATAGCAGGGTCAGTAGGTTTAGTTTCTGCTGGCTTATCTTGTGAGGTAGGTTTGTCTGTATCAGATTGATTTTGATCTTTAGGTGCGGCATCTGCAGTCTTATCAGTTGGTGTTACTGGAGTATCAACTGTAGGTTTATTTTCAGTTGTGGTTGGTGCTGATTGTTCGACTTTTTTTCCTTCTTCAGTTTTGGCCAAACTTTTTTGTTCAGCATTTTCTTGGTTTGCTTCATTTCTTGGAGTGGCCACATTTTTTTGTTCGGTTTCTGTTTCAGCTGATTGGGCATCAGCTTTTTCTACTGGTGTTTGTGTTTCTTCGTTCATAATTTTCCTTTCTATGTTTTTCTAAGAAAAAGGCAAACCCTTGATATATAAAGGTTTGCTTGATTTTGCGATTTACTTAGAAAATAAAAATATTTAGTTGATAGGCCCTATTATGCTTCAATTAAGCTACAGTATTTTTTACATAAATTGCTTTTGCCTCAACAAATGGGTGAGGGAAATATTGGTCACCGGTTTCGACATCCATATTATTGGGATTATAAAGATTAATATTTGTACTTGGATTAGTTGAATCATCAAGATAGGTTGGTAAAAGTTTACCTGTTGTTTTTGGAGATAACCAAAAAGCAAAGGTATATCCTTCCACGCTAGGTGCATTAATCGAATATATTGCTGTGCCGTTTTTCATGTTAGCTGTCACTCTTTCGCTATGTAATAATCCATGAACCGCAAACATATCTCCAATTTTGCCTAAAGTAGTACGCTTTACACCATTTTCTTGGTTTGCTACTAAAATACTGTCAGTAGTTGCTGGATTGTCATTTTCTGAAATATCCATAAATTTAATATCTGCCATAATTTTGTTCTCCTTTTTCGTAAATAAAAAACAGGCTATTTACCTGCTACTTTTATGTTTTGTAAATTTTTTAATTGAGCTTCCAAACGACTAATTCTATCTTCATCGCCAAAGTAAGTATCTTTAAGCCACGCTACGCGTTCAAGATACCAACGTCCAATTCTATCAACCGTATTGACCGTAGTATCTGGCATATGTGGCCAGAGTTTAAATTCGTGAAGCAACACAAGTTTAGGAACAGCACGACTATAGTTAATAAACTCGATATCAACTTTAGAAGTTGACATTACATCATCAATTAAATCTTTAGTTCGACTTAACAATTCAACCTTGTGAAACTTCCAAAATTGATAAAACAGGCGATTATTAGAAGCAATATTTTCAAAAGTGGTTTCTTCATGCCAAAAATCATTGCCACCTAATGACTTAGCTGGTAAATAGTTTACTGATTGTGGACTTTTACCAAAGCTTTCGTCCATATCGTAAGAAGCAAAATACCATTTCTTTCCGTCAAAAGTCTGTAAAAGATAGTTTCTGTAAACTCCGTCAACATTCCCAGTCAAAACAGAGTAGATATAGTAGTCGTATACACTGTCAAAATCGACTAAAGGGCTTACTGCCTTGTCAAAGTCTTCTGCTGTACTATAGGTAGCCATTACCGCATCAATTAATTTGTTAATCGAATCTTGTGCCCACTTAGTATCGTTAGTACCACAAAATTGAAGCTCCATCTGATCGTTAAAATTAGTTTCTTGTTGAAAAGCTCCTTGTGGTGCCCAAATCGCATCGGCAATCGCATAACCTGCTTTGCTCGGCATTTTAGCCATCCAATCATCTTTAGGAATATTAAAGCTGTATAGCCCCCAATACTGATCGTTGATATAAACAGCAATTGGAAAGCCATCAACTGCACCATAGTTGCCACCGATTGAAAGCTGTGGATCAGTTTCGGCAATAATGTGGTTTCCACTATTATCAGTCAAATAGTTTCCTGCATTATCTTGCAAAGCATCACTAACTTGATAATGAGTAGCTCGAATTTTACCCCAAAGCTTAGCATTTACTACGTTAAGCGATTGAGAAGCATCTAAGTAATTAGCTTTAATCACATACTTATGCTGTTTTCCAAAGCCAGAAAATGCTTCAAAATCTTGGTCAAAATTAAGAGTGTAATTTTTCTTAGGTAAGCCAACACTTGAAGCCCCTTGAACTTTAAACTTGTTAACCGTTCCTTGAACATGAAAATAAGGGAACTTATAAGTTACTTCGTTCTTTAAAGTCTTAGATTTATCTTTTAAAGATAAAATATTACTACCCCAGAGATAGAGCGCAGGAATGCCATATTTTTCAGGCTTAAACTCGGTAACACTACTGATTGCATCGCCAACCGCTTTAGCATCTGCTGGCAAGTCGGATTGTGTCAAAGTTTTATCAACTATTACAAGCCACTTTTGTGCTATCAGTTCATTACCATTTTGATCAGTAATTCGATTCCCACTTTGATCTGTGACATGAACATAGGTTAATGCTCCAGCACCTTCAACACTTTGAATATCAGTTGTGTTTTCCTTGATTTGAGCAGTATTTTGATTAATCAAGCTATAGTTGGTTGCAATATTTTCTTCATCAACTTTTTGTTGTTGCTTAATTGGATCAATTAGTTCATTGCCGATTCCAATTGCTTGATATTCACCGCAATCAGTCCATTGACCAGAAAGCCATAACCATTTGTGCCCTGTATCTGCCGCAATAAAAATTCCATCTGCGCCATTCGGATAACGTTGCTGTAGAGTTGTAGCATTTTCAACCGCAACTGGCGCAGTTTTTATATTAGCAAGTCTTTCATCAATAGCATTACTGATATTCTTTAAATCTTCTTGGTGTTGAGGAATTGTAACAATATCATGAATAGCGATTTGTTGTTCTACACCTGCTAGATGATCATTAATATTAGTTAATTCTGCCCGATTAGCTTTAACTTCAGCGTCTAGCGCATTCATCGCATCACGTGAATTAGCGACTTGAGAAGTATATGTATTTCTCGCATCACTAATAACCTGTTGCAATTGATGCTGAAAAGTTGCGTTATTGCTATTCAGTTGAGATTCATAGTCAATATTGTGCTGGCGCAAAGTTTCTTTGAAATTTTGGAGCGCTTTTTCAAGCTCACTTACATACACATCACAAGCATGACCCATTTGAGCAATACCAGGCAAAACCTTAAACCAGATGGTTACGCCTGAAATTTGCGGATTCTTTGAGCCATCACGATCATCTTTTACACCAATGAAGCCCTTGAAAATGCCCTCTTTAGGGAACATCTGACTAGGGAAATAGAACGTTGCCTTGCCTGCTTCTTCACAGTCATCTGGTGAGCCATCGTAGCGCACAGGCACAGCATCAGGGTCCATGTCGATCTCACCATTTTTGCCAAATGAATATTGACCAACCAGCCCTTCAATGTAGGGCTTCATTCCAACAACGTTCATCAGCTGACCTTGATAGTACCAAGTAACCTGCAAACCAAAATTGTTATCGCCAACGCGTCCCTTGAAGTATGGAGTTAAGTCCCAGATGTGTGAGCCTTCTTTGGCAATGTCCACAGCAATGCGATACTTATGACCGCTATTGTTATGATTGATTCTTGTTGTATCCATTAAATATCCTTTCTAATTAATCTTGTCTGGAATAACAGCATCGTTGTCTGATTCGATCACCACAGCAGAGCTGTCATTTGTGGACGGATCAGGCACGATGTCATCATTGATCTCACTAACTTTAGTTGAATGATCAACGTCGGGCTTATCGTCCGTATCATTGATGTATTCAGCATTAAAAATAGCGGCTTCTAGTCTTTGAAGTCGCTGGTCTGTCTTTAATTCATACTGAGTTAACTCATTTCGTAAGTTGACGTTTTCTTGAATTCGTTTATCATTTTCACTTTCAAGCGTGGTAACCCTGCTAGTCACTGCAGAAAGCTGATTCGATAAATCAGTAAACATCCTTTGCCAATTAGAGATCTGTCGATATATGTTGTCAAAAGCGATATTACCGTTATCCCAATTACGATTAAGGTGTTCCCGATAATTAGCATCTTGGGAAGCATTGCTTTCATTTTCAAAAACCGCCATTTAATCACCTCATTCCTTCTTGCTAGCACTAAGAGATGCTTTAAGGGCATCAATTTCCGCTTGCTGCTTCTTCAACTTTCTCTTATTACTGTTGATCCGCTTAAGGTTAATAACGTGCCAGTTACCTACGTTGTTACGCATACTGTCGTTGTCGTTAACCAGATCCAAAATGCCAGCATTACTTACTGACAAATCATAGATATCATCATTGAGATCAGCATAAGAATCACGCAACTCTTGAAATTCTAGTTGCTGACGTATTTGATAAAGCACCGGATCAGTTCTGAAATTACCAAAGGTAATCTTGTCAGCGACAGAATCATCTTCTGGATGTCGTTCAATAGCGGTAATCCTAGCTTTTTGAGCCTTATCTCTATTCAACTGCATCAGCAAACCTTGATTTCCAAGTTCAACCTCGCCATGAATTTTTGAAAAAGCTTTGAAGTTACTACCAGTTACTGTGTAACTGACAAGCGGTGTATCATGCACCAGACTTTTTGCTTTTGCCTTCAGTTCATCCATTGTGAAGTTAGACTTGTAATAAACGGTTTTCGCATCGATTACCGGATATCCTTCCTGTTCTACCAACGGTGAGATATAGGTAAAGTGATTTTTATACTGAATACCATGCGTTGTCTTAGTATCTTTTTTAACCGTTGAGGTAGGAACATTCTTACCATCAATGGTTACACTTAGCACCTTCTTTTCGTATTTTCTCTTATACCGGCTTCGAGTTGTTAACTCTTTACGTTCCTTCTTGTATCCTGGTTTCTTGGTTTTACTTGACTTCTTTTTAAAAGAATTCGTTTCCTTAGCAGCATGACTTACCGAAGACTTTCTGGTTTTCTTCGGATTGGAATAAACCGTGATCTTGGTAGTAATGTTGCTATAATTCTCTTCCTTGTCGATCTTTTGACAATTAACCTTGTCAACAAAGTAGAATGAATCCTTCTTACCAATCTTTTTGTCAATAATGCACGTCAGGTTATCCCATTTGTACTCAAAGCCAAAATCAGTGGCTAACTTTTTTAGTAAAACGTCAGCATAGCCTTTACCAAAACCATCTGGATAGGAATACATCTTCTTTTTGAGACTATCATCACATTTAACCTTGATACCTGTATCTTTAAAGAGAAAATCTAAACAGACAGATAATGAGATTTTGTCATCAACTTTCTTAGTGATAACCGTCTTTTTATCTTTTTTAACGACTGATTTATCCCTCATAACAGTTTTTCCGGTTTTGGTTGTATGAGGAACTTTCTCAGTTACTCTGTATTTAATAATTTCCGTTTTAGGTATCTTTTTGGTCTTACCGTGAAGCAACTTGCCAATGTATTTCCAATGCAGCTTCTTAGCTATCTGAATGCCGGTAACCGTGATTGCAGGAGGATCAGTTGAATCATCAATCTTTGGCTCTTGCAGGTAAAAACGCTGACCACGACACACAATTTCAGCAAAAGGCATGATCATAGTCTGAGCTAAACGATTATTAACAAAATCATTATTAACTGGATGCAGCCGATCCAACTTGGCATTGGTTGCTGAATAAAAATTGATGGTAATCGTTGATAAACTACCTAGATTTTCATTAATAGTCACGTCATTGGTAACAATAGGTGCTTCATCACCCTTTGGAGTTTTAATGTAAACGCCCATTTTTCACCTCAATAATAAAAACGAAGGTCAAAACTAACCCTCGTTGCTCCATATACGTTAAAACTATTCCATCCACGCTCAATGTCGATGTGACCATGATCGGTATTCTTATAATCAAAATTGCCATCAACGGTGCAGATATATCCATCCAATACCAAATTGCCAAAACTTTTGTTATAAGTAAATTTTGTTCCATTAGTATTGTTCTCAATTAAAAAATTAGAACCATTCTCTGCAATGATCTTGCCGTGTAAGCCTTTTGCTCGCAGTGCAATATTGCCTGGATTAAAAATCTTTATGGTATCTTCATTCACAACAGAGTAAATCGGATTTTCACCGCCATGCTCGAAGTGAGTGCCTAGACCAAAGAGGCCTAACGGATATTGATTAGCCGGCACATTAGTCGGTAACTCTCCTGTTGAGTGAGTAGTTTCTGCAAATCCTTTTGGAAAATACAGCGGTATAGAAGCCGACCCAAAACCAGAATTTCCGATTAAATTAAAAGTGGGAGCACCATTCACTGTTGCTTCCCACCTAATATATGGAATATCTGCAAAATAAACCCAGAAATCATATTCGCCATTAAATACTTTGGTCAAATCTAGAAACTTTAATTGAAGTCCCGTGACATCACTAGCCATTGTATTCAACTCCAGCGTTGTCGTTTTGGCCTGAACTTTTCTTGAAGTATCTAATAATAAATACTTGTTAATTGAGGTTGTGCTTTGAGTCCAATCACTACCCCAAGGAGCAAAAGTTTTTACATGATAACCTAATGCGTCTAAATCAAAGACTTTACCGTTTTTATGCTGAACAATAACACTAGACAACTGGAATAGCACCTCCCATCTGAGCAATATCAATTTCTTTAGCTTGCATAAGCTTAGATTTTGGATAAACCTTGCGTGTAATCACATCGCTATCCAACTTAATAATCATATTTACATTGCCTTTGACCTGATTGCTTCCATCAGTGACATTTTGAACAATGTGTGTACCACCATCTGCCTGTTGACCATTAGAGCTAGCAGAATAGTATCTGTAACCATTAGCAGAACTATACTTCAAATTATCAAAATTAAGGATATGATCCAGTTGGGCAGCCATGCCAGCTGGATCTTTTTGTGCTCTTTCATGAATAGCATCTTTCATTAACCGTTCAAAGCTAGGCTTATTAGGATTAATTACATACTCTGCGCCATCCTCTGCAATTGCGGCAATTTGAGGCGTATAAACCTTGCCACCATCTCTGTAACCATGACCTTGACCTAAGTAATACAAGCTAGAGCCATATTTATGCTTAGCATAATTAAGACCTGCCAGTAAGTTATCAAAGCCATTCCAGATATTGTTATGGCCACGCAATTTATAAGCAGCGAACGTACCTGGCTTAACCTGCATTAAACCTTCAGCATGACCATCATTTAAGCCATCTGTACCACCCATTGCATGTGGATTACCACCAGATTCGGTTTGCATTTGTTTCAGCACACGATTTACCAATGAACTAGATAAATGCAACATGGCGAGAGCACGCTTTACAGCTGGTCGCCATCTTTCAACTCCGTCACCAGCCGGATTAGACATGTGGTCACCAAACAGATCAGCCAATTTACCGATAAATTTCCAGAAGCCACTACCAACTTGTTGATAGATTCTCTTGTTACTTACACCTTTAGCTGATACTTTACTTGATGACCCTTGAGATAAGCCCTTAATTCTGCGATAACTTACAGGTCCTTCATGGACTGCAGAGATTTTACCAACTCCGATACCAGCACTAGGACTTTGAGCAGAATAATATGTATCCTTGCCCATATATCCACCAACATGGGCACTACCGCCTTTACCAAAGAAAACCAGGTCCCCAGGTTGAGGATGACTAACTGGAACAGTTGCAGCATATTGTGAACCAGAATAGTGAGGAAGACTTACGCCTAATTTTCTAGCAGCTGCCATTACCAAACCAGAACAGTCATATGCGCTTGGACCAGTGGCACCCCAAACATAAGGCTTGCCTTCACCTAATTTCATCATTTCTGATACAAGCTTACTGTTAGCAGTAGCTCCACCATTATCTAGTTTGCTACCAACCATTGACCAAAGCTGGTTCCACCATGATAAAGCACCTTTCTTAGCCTGTTTAAACATATCAGGCGCTAAATCATTGAATAAGCCTTTAAAGCCGGAACTACTAAATTTAAAGATTGAATTTAAGGCTTCACTTGGATGAGAAACAATGTTGACTGCTTCTTTAAACCATCTGATTAAGCCTTTTGCACCTCTAACCGCTCCATTCCAGACTCCTTTGGCCCAGTCAGCAATTCCAGATAAGAAACCAGTACCTTTAGCAAAATGATCAACTCCAAGAAGCTGTGCGGTTTCCCTAGCATTGAATACTTCTTGTCCTGGGCTGAGCCAAGCAAGAGTATTCTTGCCAGGTACCAGATGCATAGCACCAGTATTACGATCCCAGATCATTTCACGATTTCCAGTAGAAGGTGAATCTTGACCATCATTTAACAGTGCTAATGTTCTCTGCGTGATCGGTCTTCTAGGCCCAGAAAAAGCACCGGTACCAGTAGCTAACTTAACATGGCTAATCTTACCAATTGTATTGGTCTTACCACCAAAATCATGAATAAGACCGTTAATACCACTGATACCGCCATTAATAACATCAACTACTCCATTGATACCATTTTGAGCATGTTTTTTAATTGAATCCCAGATGCCAATAAACCATTTGCTAAGACCATTCCACATGGAATGCCAGCCTGATTTAATGGCTTTAAGTGTATCAGTTGAGCCTTGCTTAAGAGCATTGAATCCACTTTTTGCGTGATTCCAAAGACTGTCAGCTTTACTTTTGGTGTTTTCGACTATCTTGTTCCAAGTTTTACTTACTGTAGCTTTTAATTTATCCCAACCAAGCCATTTTGGAGCTTTAAGATGTGGAAATTTATGTTTATGGATATACTTACCAATTTTGACAAGCCAACCTTTAACATCCAGCTTTGGCAATCTAATCCTTGGAAAATGAATTTTAGGTAAATGTATCTTAGGAAGCTTAAGCTTGAATCCACCTAGCTTCTTTTGAATATTTTTAATCCAGCTATCAACATCGATCTTTGGCAGAATGCCACTTGCCTTAAGCTGCCAGTGTTTTGGTGCTTTTCCATGCACTTGAGGTTGAAAACCCTTGAGCCAGTTATCAAAACCATTCTTTTTTGGATCAAGCCAACCCCAATCCCAATTTTGTTCACCGGTCCATTTACCTAATTTTTCAACAGGACTAGCTAATGGATTGTAATGTGGATTATCTCCAGGCTTACGTTTACGAACCCAATTAATAAATCCACTCCAATCCATATAAGTACCCTTATTACGTTCATGAAAGTCGCCATTTTTATCACTTTGTCGCTTCCAGAAATCTTTATCTCCAATATGAGTTAGTTCGGTCCAACCATTAGTCAGATTTGCGGTGTACCACTTTATCGGATGAAGAAAAGGATCAATATGACCAGTTGCATATAAATTATGATTAGTATGTAAATTTTTTTCCCACTGACTTCGTATGTCGTTATGCCATCTTCCTTTAGAATCATGACCTCCATTAACATCCTGATTGATTTTATCTAATTCGGCTTGAATTTCATCAGTAATGCTGCCACCCAAATGGGCACCAATTTGTTCACCCAAAATTGCTCCTTCAGGTCCGAAAAACCATGCTCCTATTCCGGCACCAACTAGGCCGCCTATTGCTGAACCAACATCTTTGTTTCTTTTTCTAGCATCAGAAGTATGAACAGCTTTCATGAAATTGTTCATAATATCAATGCCACTAAAAATGGCACTCGCTGTAAACGCAAGCTTGCCTGGAATAGATAATCCTCCATTACCTTTAGATTTAAACAGAGCTTTAATTCCACCAGCAGATTTTAAAGATTGAAGTGCTCCTTTAAACACATTGCCATTATTAGCACTTTTTAATAAATCAAGAACCGTACCTTTGCCAATCTTCAAATTTGCTAGAGTTCTTAATGGTCCTAGAACCTTGTTCATGGTCTTGATTGCTGAAATAGCAACAATAGCATTGGCAATAATTCTAATGGCATCTTTATGCTTGGCTAAAGCATGAATAACACCTTCTAATTTACCTAATGGAGTATGAGCTTTACCAGCATTATCAGCAGTTAACCCTATGTAATCAGCAATATTAGCAATAATAGAAGCCCAATCATCCCAAATTTGTTTGTTCATCACCTTAGCAATAGTCCACAAATCTGAGCTAACTTGCTTAATATCCTTGGCATGAGCAGCAATGTAGTCAAATACTCTACCGAGCCATTTATTCAAGTTCTCTAGACTACCATTAAGATCATCAATGAGTTGCTTGCTATTACTGCTTTTTCCAGCAAAAGCATTGATAACTTTATTCATCCCTTCAGCAGATGTTGTACCAAGCTTTTCAAACTCTCCTTCAGTTTTCTTTGAAGTAATCCAATTAGAAATAGTGCCAATTATAGGATTAGCAGCTTTAGCGAATGGCTGAGTAATCTTACCTAATAACATAGGCATAGTTGACTCAATTGTTCTCATCATACCAGGAATGGTCTTAGAGAAATTTTCTGTAGCTCCGGCATATTGCTTACCCATTTTGAGCAGTACTTTATTCATGATGTCTGATGTAATCTCTCCATGAGATATCATGTCGTTAAGCTGCTCCATTGATAATTTATGGTTATGAGTTTGTAACTTCATGTATTCCAGCAATTCTTCCTTGAACTTTGGAAATACATTTTGGATACTCATCATATCCATGGCTTGAGCTTTACCATTACCGATCATTTGTGAGTATTGAACAGAAAAGTTGGCAATAGCAGCATCATCAGCACCGAAGGCATCTTGCAAAGTCAAAATAGCATGGGTTAATTTACCAGTTTCACCAGCATTATTAGTAACTGCATAAAGCTTCTGGTTTAATTGATCAACCATTTTGGTAGAGTTATTAGCAGCAATAGCCATCTTATTGGTCATATCGACCATAGCCTGTCCTTTGCTTGCACTACCTGTTAAGGTCGTCCAAGAAGCCAGCATTGTTTGTTGTTCTAGGGCATATTGTTTACCCATATCAACTGCTTGACCGATCCAGCCAGTTAAATGTGACCAGACAGAGCTTACAGCATTGGAAGCAAGACCACCGATGAAAGTTCCTTTAATGATTTCTCCTAAATGACCAATTTTAGACTCAGTTTGAGTAGATTTACCTCGAATTCGATCAAGAACCCCACTGATATGATCTGAAACCGTCAATTTAGTGTTGTGTTCCTTAGGAATATGAGCGGTTCGATGACTAATATCATCAATATTTTTCTTTGCTTCCGTAGTATTAGCACTGATTTTGGTTTCAACCTTTTTATCAAGTTGGCTCTTAATATGCTGACTTGTTGTATCAGCGGTATTCTTAACCTTCCCAGAATTATTACGGAATGACTGGTCCATTTGACCACCAGCATCTTTACCGACATTCTTTATAATCTGATTGGCTTTTGTTATATCAGATTCAAGTTTGTCAATTGGAACATCAAAATCGAGCGTAACCACTCCATCAGCAGCCATTATTTGCCTCCTTTCTTAACACCAAACATCGAAGCTAGACTTGCAGCATTATTTTTAATCTGTTCAATTCGTGGATCTTTCAAAGCAAAATATCTTTGAGCATCCAATATATCTGTCTTTTCTTCAGACGACATATCAGAATTGATTTCTTTTTGCCGAATTTCAATAATCTTTTTAAAGTAAGTTTTAGAACTTAATCCATCAAAAAGCGCTTTAAATTCACACCATTGAAGCTTGCCTATTTGTTTATGCAGATCAATGCCATAATCTTGCCAAAATGAAGCATATATAGCACCTGCATCCCTCTGATAGTCAAAAATACGATCACTAGATACAGAATCATTAATATCATCAGCATCTTCATATCTTCCATAGGGTTCGTCCCGAATTTCTCTTTGAATCAGACCAAAAACTCGGTTAAAAAAAGAATCATCTTTTGGCAGTCTGCCTAATAGATGATCTATACTTTCATTTTTTCTACCAAGAAAGATTTGAATAGCCTGGAGTGTTTTTTCATTTGAACTAAGGGAATCATCCTCAATCAGTTGAAAGAACAGCAGAACACGATCAAAGGCTAAATCTAAACTATATTTTTTGCCATGCCAAAAAACAGCAGTTGGACCATCATTTGTTAGACTTAGCATTTAAATCACCTAATCTTGCATTGATTGAGCTGCAGGTTCTACAAAGCTCTTAGAATATTTCTTTAACTTTTTTGCAATTTTTTGTTTTTCTTTTTCTGCCTTGGTATCTTTAACTGCTTCTGTAGCCATATCATTCAAAGTACCAAGCACTGCTGCAATTGCTGTTGTGTCGTGGTTATAAACCTTATACATCAACTTACCAATGCCTTTTTCACCTAAAACTTGATCAGCCAGTTTTTCAGTAGCTTCTCTAGTTGAATCGAAGGCTTGATTAACAGTTTTATCAGCTTCTTCAGGTGACATATCAGCTAAAGCTTCATCACTAGTTTTTTCATCATATTCAATGCCGACTTTTCTAAGTTCCAGCATTGACCGATTGACTTTCTTTGCAAAAGCATCATTAAAAACGATCGTAAATTTCTTATCTTTAATCCCAGGAAGAATAATTGTCTTCTTGTTATCAATGTTTAATCTTGAGCCTAAATTAATTACAGCCATTTAATATTTCCTTTCTGTCGTTTCATATTTCTCGTCTCTGTATTACTAACTAGTACTAATGAGCAGGTTCTGAACTACCACCTGTTAATGGATTGGCATCCCCACCATGAGAATTTGTAGTGGCATCTTCATTTACAACAGCCTTTGGTTCATCAGAACCAGATGCAGCAGTAACAGTAGCAGTGAATACATACGGATCATCCGAGTTTGCATTCATGGTAAGAACACCGTCAATTTCTCGAGGAGCATTATTTCTTTGAATTGTAAATGAAATGCCTTTCTTAGCATTAGCAGCGGCACCATTCAACTTAGGGTTGGAAATAGTACATTGAGCAATAATGGTATGTGTTCTATCTGCATCAACGTAGATCATGCGAGTATTTCGATATGTACCGTGTGAATCAGCAATACTACGCAAATATTCTTGGAAGGCATCACCCATCTTACGGTTACCAGTTACTGAGTAGGAAACATCTGAACCAGTAACATCATGATTGGTAAAACCGTGGCCATCCATATAAGCAGTGCTGTCAGTGGTATCATTACGTGCTTCATCAATATTGGAAATACCACCAGATACCCATGCCCATGCTGAACCAGTTGCATCCTTGATATCAGCTTGACCGTTCTTGCCAATCATAGGCTTGATATCAATAAAAAGATAATCTTGATATTGTTCAGGATAACCGGTGGTTGATGGACCAGTACCCTTAATTTCTTTAGTATTTACTGTCATTTAATTAATCCTTTCTAATTTTGGGTATAAAAATACCAGTACTTGTTGAATCTTAAGTACTGGTTAATGTCGTTCTGTTACATGTACTGCAAAGCTTAATGTTAGATTTCTTGCACCTGTAAAGTCTTGACCTGCATCATGTGGAGCTTGTACTTCAATAGTTTCAAACTGAAAGCTACCGTTTTGACTAAACAAGGCTCTTGTAAAGCTTAATTGAAGCAATGCATCACGGATTCGGAACATATTTTTAAATAATTGTTCTGCCGTAGGTGCATCAGCATTAAGCATATTAGGTTGCTCTTGCACTGATCTAGCTTGAATTGAGTAATTATAGATTAAATGCTGAGTTCTATCCATTTCCTCCCAATCTAAGCTTGGTGGATCAACGGTAAAATTCAATACATTGTCCTCATTCAACTGATCAGCATAGATTGATAAACCTGTTTGATCTTGAATGTAATCCATCAGGCGATCTTGAAGATCACTTGTGCCAATTTGCACCATTCACAAAAGCCTCCTTTACCAGCTTCATGTCCTGCTTATTACCTTTTAATCGTAAATCCCAGCGTCTACTGGTATTCACATAATTAGGTGGTGTCTCAGCAGTAGTCGTATAATGGCGAATTCTAAAAGGTCCACCATATTTATTTGTAATAAAGCCATAAAACTGAGCTTTAGCATACGGCATCATATACATTATCTTTGTGCCATCAATACTCATTGCAGAATCTTTACGCAAATCCCCACTTAATTTAGGAACATACTTCTCCATTGCTTGATGAGCATCATTTAATGCTGCTTTTCTAGCATTAACTAGATTTTGATTAGCAAACTCCTTTTCTAACCTGCTTAGATCAACGCTAACTTTAATTGGCATGTGATCACCTCACAAAATCAATAACTTATACTGATACATTTCATTACTATGGGGATCACGATCCTCATTAATCGTCTGAATAGTATAAAAAACACCATTATATTTAATCTTTGCACCAATATCTTCTTTGGTAAAAGTGAGAAATGGAGTTGCTCTATCTTTAATAAACTTCACAATTCCATTTGCTAAAACTTTATTACCGCCTTCAGTGGCTTGAAGTTGGCTTCTTAGAGTAACTACAGCGTGATTTACAACAGTTCCAGTCTTCTCATAGCTAACAGAATGATAATGACTATCAGAACCTTTAATTTTGCGATAGACCGTAACAGTCTGATTGCATCTGAACATTGGTGGCTTCAACATATCCAAGCACCTCTAAATAATAATCCCGTTTCAAAAAGATACTCTCCAGCTAAGTCGCACAAACCATTTCGAGTCAAGTCACTCAATGTCTTATCTGTAGTTACGGTAGTGCCGTCAATTGAAACAGACTTAATACTTTGTTGTGCAATATCGTAATCAGTAATAACACCAGTACTTTTAGCAAAATCGATTTGAACAGTCATAGCTTTTCGAAACATCTTTACACGAAATTTATTAGGATCAGCATCAATTTCATGCTTGACATAAAACATTCTAGTTAGAGCATTAAATAAGTTTTCGGTAGAACTTTCAAGCTCTTTAAATTCATTTTCATCGGTGACCTGAATGCCACCAAATTTATTTTGATAATCATCAAAACTAAGCAGCAATTAAGCCACCCTCTTTCTATTAGTGTGATGCTGAACCTGCGGCACTGCCAGAACGTGAGCCTGACGCGCTTGAATCAGAACTTGAACTTGCTGGACTATTGTTGACGCTCATATAAATACCTTTCTTAGCATTATCCAAAATAATAGCATCATAGTATGACAAGCCCTTAATAGTGTATCTATTACCATTACGGTCAGTTGATGGGTCGATGACTGATACACTGTCATATTTAACAACAGGCGCAATAACAGTTAATGGCGTCAAAATGAAGTTGATTTGCTTGTTATCTGGTGCTGTTCCAGCTAATCGATCCTTAGCAACCTTCAAGATTGGAACACCACCATCTAATTGACCAACACTTCGATTAATTCCTTGAATTTGCATTTGGTTAGTTGAAAATGTTCTAGTTAACCCCTTAGCATTCTTCAAGTTGTTATAAAACTTGCTAGAAACAAACATGACATATCCACCTGGAATTTCATTATCAGTCATATAAGCATCAGCAGTATCATAAGCTTCCAAAGCGTTGGTTGCATCTACAGTATCAGTTACAAAATTATTATTAGTATTATCTTTAACAGCATCATATAAAGCTTGAGCTGCTACTTTGTCACGATGAGGGACTGTAACCAATCTATGATGCTCTTCAGTAACGTTGGCTACTTGCAAAGCACCATTTTCACTCATATCAAATGCATCAAGATCATATGCAAACCAATCTTCATGAGTCAACTTAACCGTTTCTTTCTCAATGCTGATTGTTGAACGTGTATTATCTTGATTACGCTTATATTCTGTTGGTTGCATAAAACCAGAAAGCTTATTAATTCTGACTTCCTTTGTACCAACAAAGTCAGCTGCAGTTACATCTTTGGCACCTGCTAGTAAAGGCTGCCAAATTTGAGAATCTGCTGCATATTCCTTATCAATCTTTGTTAGATCCTTAGAATCTAAAACAATCATTTAATTACCTACTTCCTTTTTCCATATTTTCTCGAATAGTTTCAACAATAGACTTTTCACCATTGTCAGTACTATTGCTAGGATTGCCTTGAGCACCAAAATCAACTCTAGGCTTATCATCCTTCGAGCCAAACAAATACCCATCTGATTTCTTGATATTCTCAATTTGATCATTAATACCAATAAGTTGACCATTGTCATCCAAAGAAACCTTTTCTAAATCTAATAAGGCTTCCACTGTCTTGGGATTCTTAGCACCTGCATCCCTTAAAGCATTGCTTACTGCAAATGATTTCTTTTGAGCAGCAAGCTTATTTTCATATTGCTTGGCTTGCTCCTTGCCATCAGCTAGAAGCTTATCAAGCTTAGCCTGAAGTTCTTCATTATCACCGGCAGTCTTCTTTAAGTCTTTCAGTTGTTTATCACGGGATGACAATTGCTCATTCAAACCTTCATTTTTGGATTGGAGTTCAGCATTAGTATCTTTTAATTGTTGAACATCCTTACCGTATTGAGTCATCACCTTCTCAGTAACTTGATCATCTAAACCGAGTTTCTTCAAAAAATCTCTTTCCATTTTCCTTCTCCTAACGTTAGATTTACGTGGTACGACCACGAAAAAGAGTACAAAAAATAAGCCTTTTAGCGACATGCCAAGGTCGATTATATTTAATTAGTCATCTACCACTTGAATTTCAGAAATTTCGTCAATTGGAATACAATTTCCAGCATAACGGTCTTCACCAAAAGGATCTTTGTCATGAGATGTCATGTAAACAATATTCTCTTTACCATTTGTCGGATCATCAGCTAATGAGTCAGTATCTAAAATAAAATATTTTTTCTTTTTACCATTTTTAAACGTAATAATCACGTTCTTCATGTAGGTATAATGATGAATATCCCAAATAGATGTGTCCTTGGTTACTTTCATTTCTTTTTCTCCTGAGATTTTGGTGGAGCAGGAACAGCATGATAACCATTCTTTGATTGCATAATTTTCATTCTAGTAGTTTTTACTGCATTTCCACTTTCATCTTCATAAACACCAATTATTTTCTCGGCTTTTACATATTGATGATTCTGAAAAGCTTTTCCTTTATCAACTCTTTCTTGAATTATAGCATCTAGTTCTTTCGGAGAAACAGTAAAGTAGCTTGGAGCTGACTCTCTATTTTTGAGCGCAGCCTTATATTCTGGAGTACCAAGTATATGACGTGCTTGCTTATCACGGTTAACCGTAAGCCTAATTTTAGCGGCTTTCCGGTCAATTTCTGCCATGTTAGGGTAAATCTTTTCTCTGTTATATTGTCTAGCTAAGAATTTATTTTGTTTAACAATATTTCTTAGTCTAGCTTGATAGCCAGAAATCTGATGCTGAAATTTAGTAGCACTAGAAGAATCACCTATTCTTTGTGCTAGCAGCTTCTTATATTTCAAATTACGAACTTGTCGTTCATAATAACGCTGTTTTGCTTCAACTTTTCCATTCTCAATAGCTTCCTTAGGATCTACTTGTTTTTGAAAGTTATGACTTATACCTTCAACATATGGATAAAGCATGTGACGACAGTTAATTCCTAAAGTTCCTGCCGGTTTACCATAATCGTGATCATAAATCGTAGGGTATTTTTTGTTGAATCTAGGATCAGATTTTGGAACTGTATTGACTACTTTCCCCTGAATAGGAGCACAAGCTGGACGAGCGCATGCATGAGTAGACATAGTGGCAAGAACAGTATTAAATTCCTTCATTGACTGCATTCTTACATCGTTAAACACTCTTGAAGTAGTTGAATTGATAACTGTCCGTGTGTAGCCTTCAACTGACCAGGTATGACCGCCTTTATCAACGAATGAGGATTTAAGCCCCTGATCATACCATTGATAAATATTGTCCTTTAATGCCTGTTGAGTTGTTTTCAAACCAGTTGATACTTGCAAGACCGTCTTATCAATAATTTGCTGATAAGTTTTTAAAGCTGGATTGCGGTTATAGTTAGTATCAAGCAAGGTTTGATTAACATAGTTATTTACGTCATGAAAGGTTTGATTAGCATAACTGTCAATAATCTGCATTGTATCTTGACTGACGCTTTTTAAGGGCTTATGCAACGATTTAGCCAAATGATGATTTATTTGTTTTGCCACAGATAACCCATCGTCATGAATCAACTCATAAATGTCATGTTTGCTTTTACCAGTTGACTTAGAAATAAGGGCTATAACCTGCTTAGTCAATGCTCCCATCTTGGACAAAGCTCGCAGCCGCCACTCCAATAATGATTTGGAATCATTCTCTTCGACTAAATGCGGACGGCTACTTTTAAAAGCATCAATCAATAAATAGAATGTTTGCTGTTGCAAATATGAATAGTAATCGCCAATTGCATCAGCTTTCTTCAGCATCTGATCTAGTGTCGTTTTCTTCGCCATTATCATCACCAGGACTATAAATACCTACTTCACCATCAGGAGCTGGCGGACTAGTTTCTTCTTGCAGCATCTTAAACCATTCATCGGCAGTTGCTTCATCAACCCCATAATCACGCATCCACATAATTCGTTTAGGCAATGCATTGCCAGCTACTGCCTGCAAATCTTCTTGCTTTTGCTTATCTTGATCAATGAATAAACCATCATTGGGCTTAAAGTTGGGATTAACTTGATCAATGTCACCAGTCCACTGATATTCAGGATCAAGTAAATCATGGTATTGTGCCAATTCTAAAACCGCATAAACCAAAGCATAAATATTTTTTCTGACCATCGTTAGATAAGATGATCTGGTTTGATAGGTCATAGAATTATTAGAAACCACCTCTGTAGCCGTTTGAATGCCAGTTGGTGTAGTTGTAAAGGTACCTTGTGAAAGCCCCGTCTCACGCTCAAATTCGCTTAACCAGAAGTTCATTGTCTTGGTATAGTCATCTGCCCGAATAGGAACAGTTAAATCAACAACCTTGTCATCATCATTGTTGCTGCCATAAAACATCTGAAAAACCGTCTCATCTTCAGGCAATAGCGGCGGATGTGCTTTAGCAGAGAATTGATCCAACTCATCGTTACCGCTTCCGCCATTAAAGAACATCCACTCAGGCGCCAGGATTTTTCTTCTACCTTTGATAACTTCTTCAACGTATTCATCATGAGTACGATTAATAGCATCAATAGTTGGCTTAGCATTATCTACAATTCCCAGGCCCAACGGAGAGTCTAAATTGATATTATTGGCTCCTGGATTGCGATAAAAGGCAAACAAAGGTCTTTTAATATCATGAAAGGTAATTACTGGCTGCAGCGTTGCATATTCATTCAATCGATTAAGTGGGACTTTAATTCCAACAGAATCTTCTTGTGTTGATCTATAAAGTTCATTGGTAATCGTATAATCTCCCGTATTTTGATCCCATTGATGAAATTCAAGGAGCGTGTAATAAACTGTTTGCTTGCTTTCAGTTTGTTGAGACTTAAAAGCTAATGCTACCTCATTTACTTCGCTGGTATTTACATTAAGCGGATAAACTTGACCAGCATTAGCCCATGATAAAACGATTTTTCCATTATTAATCGTTGGTCTAATGCATCCCGATCCTAATGCAATCCACTTTTCTAATGCTAATTCATAATTTTCATTAAAATCCTCAGTTTTAAAAACATGCTGAATCACTTTATTAGCATTATCATCATCAACTGTAACTTCACAGCCCTCATTAAAAATAATAGATGCTAACCTTCTAGCAGCCATTTTAGTAACGTTTAATGAATTGAGCTGTCTTTGATATGCTCGCCCTTTAGCATTTCTAAAGGTTTCTTTCTTTAAGTCGTTAGCATAGTATTCCTTTGCAACTTTAATACGTTCATATTCACTTGATGGAATCGAAATCCTTGGATCATCAGTTATTTGTGCTAACTCTTGCACCATTCCTAATTTTGCACCCCCAATCCTAAAGAAATCTTTGATTTTATTTAGCAAATTCAAGGCTTACACCTCCTAATGCTTAAGGTTTAGTAATCTTGCATTATCACTTACAAGATATTTAAAAGCATCAGGTGTATGGTCATCTTTTTTAATAACCTTAGGATCATCACTATCAAGCGTGTTTTCATCCCAGCGATACATCTGATGCTGTTTAAGAAATATTTGATTTGATGGAATATCTAACACTCTAATTCTTCCCTGTGCTGCCAAAGAACGAACCAGCTCAATCATTCCAATATTTTTGTATTCATTTTTATTAACTTTGTGCCATCTAACACCATAATCAAGAATAAATTGCTGATGTAAGGCACCATCGGCTGAATCCATCGTTAATTTAGTAGGGCTTACCTGATATTGCTTAGAGACTTTAAGCAAAAACGGATAAATAGACTTATCCAATTGCGATGGAGCCATCTTATTAACTTTTCCTGCTGGCGAATAATACCAGGTGTCAACAACATATAAGTTTCCTTGTACTGATAAACCAGCAGCTACTACAGTGGTTGCTGAAGTTTCATAACCAACGTCCATCCCAAACAACATATCTGTAATGTAATCATCACTTGGAACTTCCTTAACTAACTTGAACAAATCCATGTTGTAGACATTAGTACCTAAACCAACAACCTCACCTAAATAATTCCAACGATAATAATTAGGATCATTTTTCTTAACTACTTCAATTTCATCAAGATAATCGTCTGACAAAATTCCTGGCATAACATCTTGATAACTGGAATGATCAACATACCAGCCCTTTTGTCCATCAACAGTTTGAATCCATTCATTAATCCAATCATATGGATTGTTAGGTGGGTTATAGCTGTAATAGCAAACTACGTGCTTACCTGGTGGTAATCTCTTACGAGTAAAAGATAACCGAACTGTATCGATCTCTTGCCACGATTTAAATTCAGCAAGCTCTTCAAACCAGAGCCATCGTACATAGCCATTAGCAATGATCATGCCTTTCAATTTGCTTGGATCATCAACACCACTGAAATAAAAGGCGGTTCCAGTTGCTTTATGAATAATTCGATATGGGGACTTTTTAAAAATAAATAGATTAGTAACATGTAAGGCATCAATAGCCCATTTAATCTGTTCATACACCGATAATTCAATATCCTTAGCAACTTTACGTAAAACTAAAACATTTGCCTTAGGATCGCTTAGAAAGTCCATTACCAGCTGAACAGAAATGACGGTCGACTTTGTAGAGCCACGACCGCCATTGAGTACTTTATTTAACGCATTTGAATATAAAACTTTATCGAAATGAGGACTGATTAGCGAATTGACATTAACTCTGATCGTCTTGCTTTTCACCATTGTCTTCATCATCTTCCCTATCTGATCTTACAAACTGAATTGTTACACCATCCAAGCTAGTACCTTCTTTAAGTTGTTTTGCCTTTGCTTCTGATACATCAGCATCAGCATTTAGCTTACGAAGTTGGGCTTTAGATATTGGATCTGATGGGTATCTTTTCAATATTTCCTTAGCAGCAGTTATTCTGTCTTTTGCTGAAACTGGAATATTTTGAAATACGCCCTTATTGGTCACCACATCCTCCGTTTGTTCTCCCCTCATAACTGAACTTAAATACTCTAAAGTCTCCTTAGCGGTGGCAATTTTAGCTGATTCGAGCTTTTCCATCACTGAGTTTATATATGACTTAATAAGAGGTTTTGAGAGGTTCTCACTACCCATACGTTGAGCAGTTTTAGGAGAATATCCTGCTTCCAATGCAGATTTAGTGGCGTTTCCTGTTCGAATATACTCATCTGCAAATTTCTGTTGTTTATTTGTTAATTTGTATTCCAAAACATTTCACCACCACCTTAATTTTTGCAAAATAAAAAGCCAGCTCATGCTGACTTAGTTATTTATTCAATATAAGCTTTACCTGTTCGTAAAGCTTTTACATTTTTCTTTATTTCCTCAACTAATTTTTGTGGTCCTGCACCTGAATTTTTATAAAAAATAGTATTCAAAGAACTAATATCAAATGGTAACTTTCCTTCATAATCGTCTTTATAACTTTCTTCATCCAATAATGTAATAACTGGTTTACCTAACGTATGACAAATTCCGAGTTCATAAAACACATTAGGATTTCTATCACTTAAATCAGCTATAATGAACCCAGCTTGATTAATATAAGTCCAAATTGATTCCATAATATTCAAATTAGGCTCAAAAATATTTCCAGATCTTATTACATTAATACCAAATTCTTTCTCTAAAGTTGGCTTTATTATTTCATCAAAAATTTCAAGTCTGTCTTTATTAAATGGTAAAACGCAAAAACACATATTACGATCAACTGTTAAATCTTTCGCTTTAAAAATTGGATGAACCAACATACTTGTGCCTCCATAGTAAAAATTATTATTAATACCTTTAAATATTAACTCAATACATTTAGAGAGATTTTGATTTATGGTCTTAACCCAGATTAATTGAACTATTCTTGTATTTAAATCACTATAATCATTAAAAATTCGCAATACAGGATTAAATATAGAATTAAATACTTCAAAAGGAATATGTATAAAAGTATCAATATGAAGTGCAGCTTCATTCAAAAAGGCTTGTTCCATAAAGGGTTCAATTTTTTCATTAGATTGGGATTTATTCAAAGTCATTATTGAAGTATTACCTACTACAGCTTTATCAAAATTCAAGCCAATAATTATTGAATCAGATGTTTGACCAACTAATAAATTCATTGGTTTTTTAAAGTTTTTTATTGAATAAGTCTGATCAGTTAAAAACAATAAATTGTCCATTACTTTTTCAAAATCATTTGTTTTATATCCTAAAACTTGTCCCTCACCTGGAAATACATTAACTGGGAACGCATTAGAATAAAATTGTGTGTAATACAAATTATCTTGTTCGCCTGTCATTTCATTCACCTCAAATCCAATTATAAAAAAGCCTAGCAATAATAACCAGACTTTGAGATGAATGAATTTTCTAGTTTAACGTCATCTCGGACGTAATTTACTGGTGCTGCAGGAATCAAACCTGCAAATTGCTAAGCCGTGATTGTACTTCGAGTAATAACATAGAAACAATCGCAATCAAATCATTGCACCATGGTCATCAACACGTGACCTGAAGGGCTAATGAGGAGTTGAACCTCAACTGCGAGGAAGGCACCTCACAATAAACCTTGTTTTAGCCCAGGATTCACCCGCTTTCCAGCGGGGAACATAACTCAATAAAGACTTCAAAGTTGAACCAAAGTCTTATGTCCGCTCTCTAGATCATTGCCTTGTCCTAGCTAAAGGCTACTAGGTCATCGCAGACTATGTGTGGCCAGCGGAGTCAAACCGCTGTAAACTTCACCGGAAACCACACTGTAAAAAGAGCATCAAGGTTTCCAAGCCGTCATCAGCCCACGTAACATACCACAAAAAAGTAAATATTAAGTAAGAGGTAGAAATACCTTCTACTAGGCTAGCACAATCATTACTAGCCTAAAAGCAAGGTTGGACTTACACCAACACCACGAGATTAACGTGTCTTTTTGCTGAGGTAAGATCAGCTTTCATGCTTGGTTCCAGTTATTGATTTCCAAAGGAGGTTTAATAATGAATACTTGTCGAAAACTTAACTCGTGCTCCCTAAATTTTCGACAATACCAATATACCTACTTTCAAGATTCAATTGGGTATCAACATAGTATCAATTAGGTATCAAAAATGGCTCATTTAGGTGTCACTTAGGTGTCAAACAAGTCTTACCTAGATACAACCGTACCGTAAAAAAGAACAGATACAGCGTCATCATACTGGGCATATTTCATGCGGTAGCTTTCAGCTCTCTTAGCGAATTCTAAAACTGCTTTATTTTTCAATCTATTAAAAGTTGACTTTGAAATGTGCAGATCATTATAAATCCATTGATCAAAATCATTTTTTATGTATTTACGAAACAAAATACGTTTGTACGGTTTACGTTCAGTATCAGGGCAACTATTAATCGTCTCTAGGACCGCATTCATTGCATACTTATAAATTTGTATAGCACGCAACTTATGAACACTCTTAAGGATATTTTTATCTGTATTATTAACATTAGATCCACCAGCAATACCAGCTGGATCTAATCTAGGGCTTGATAAGTCAGACAATGGCATCCCAGAAAAACTAATTATGTCTGGCAGATTTTCTTCAAGAAAGACTTTCGTTTTATTAATTGTTTTTTCTTCATCAATCTGACTAATCAAGTTCACTACAATCACTCCCACGATACCAGCCACGCTGGCGTTACCTCTAATACTTCTGCTAACCTCTCAACTCGCTTTAGAGATGGCTGTCGTTCCTGCTTGACATACCACTCCAACGATCTTGTGCTTATGCCGCTTAGCTTAGATAAATCCTTAAGAGTTAAGTTTCTAAGCTTGCAAGCATCTTCTATTCGTAAATACATATATTTTTAGCCGTGTTGCTACCATGCTGTCTGATTAAAATTTCATCATTTACTTTAATCTTTGGAATTATTGCTTTTTTCATCACAGCCCACAATTTATACCCTAATCGCTTGCAACTAACTGGCTTCCCTTTATAAGCAAATTCCATTGTTATACCTCCTAGTCTTTGTTAGCTGGTTGATCACTTGATACGGTTGTATTAGTCGTATTTGATGTACCCGGCTTAGATTGATCGTCTGGCTTGGTAGCTGGTTCACTAGGCTTGGCTTTTAAGTCAGCTAGCTCTTTTTCTAACTGCTGATTCTTGCTTTCTAAAGTTTGAATCTGTTCAGCATCTGCATTTAGTTCCTTATCCTTCTCATTTGCTAAATTTTGGGCTTCTGCAAGATTTTTACTAATAGTTGGGTAGTCTTTAAGCCACTTGATAATTAAATTGCTGATATCTAATTTTTCTTTTGTAGCTTCTTCTACTAATGTCTTTAGCAAATCATAGTTGTTGCTTAAATCCAATGTGATATTAGCAATATCAACTGGATTAAGATTGTATGAATTATCAACGCTGCTCTCTTGCACCTGTGCTATTTTAACAGTGCCGTCATTATCATCTACGGTTAAATACTGACCATCGTGAACGTTAGTCAAATTAAGGTCAATATTTGTTTCATCGTTGTTCATTACTTGCCATTCCCTTCTAATAGACTCATTTGACCAGGTGCCTCCTGTGGCTTGTCTTGATCATCCATCAGTAGTCTAGCTGTACCTCTCGTTCCAATAGGCAATTCATTTACTGATAATTTATTCATCTTTTTCTCCTCTTAAATCGTCTAATTTGACGTTCAATGCATCAGCAACCTTGCACATATTTTTAAAACTAGGTTCTTTATGCTGATATCTATAACTACGAATTGTTTCGTAATTTATTCCTGTTTCACTTGAAAGTTTTTTCAACGACCACTTTTTTTCTTTCAGTTTTCGATCAACTGTTTGCCACGACATATTATTCTCCTTACTTTGTATTCTTTAGTACATGTGCTGTGTTAAAATCAGATCATCCTAATAATTAAGGAGATGATACAGTGTCAACAGATGATCCAATCATGTCTCGTGAAGAGGCAGAAATTCGTTTAGTAGCTATTAATCAACTCAGATCGTTCTTAAAGTCCCATCAAATTAAAGAAAGATCTGAAAAAGGACAACTACTATCAGAATTTGAAAAACACTTAACCGATGATTTTGTTAATTGGGTTGGTAAAAAAGAATCAATTTAAGAAGTAGTTCTTTTTCATATGAACTTGCAGCATTTCGATACCATTTCGTTAGTGTTGCAAGTTTTATTTGTTTTCCAATATTCATTTCTTTCTCCTCCATGACTAAATATCGATGCCGTACAAACGCTTTTTTCGTTTATCGCTTAGATATTCCCAATACTCTTCTCTAGTTTTCTTCATCGTTCGCACTCTTTCTGTAAGTAACCATGGTATTGATATCTCCGTAATCTTCCCCATTAAAATGTTCAACTTTAAGAACATCATGTGATGCAATAAATTTATTTATTTCTTCTTCGGAATTTGTCCAATCAAACTCCTTTTGTTGAAGAATACTTGGGGCTTCGTAAAAGATGGCGAGCATGACATCAAATCCATTTGGATACGTCATTATCGTCTTGATGTCTTTGATCACATATTTTTTCTGCATGTGTTCAATCTCTTCCTTCACATCGAAGTAGCAAGTGCCTGGTGCAGGATTTAGAGCAGTGTCAAAAATTTCAACTTTCATTTCTACGCCCTTTATTGTTCATTTCTCTTAATCATTACCTTTTCATTCAAAACTGTTAGCAAGTAAGGATATGGCTTTCGCAGTTCTTTATTTGCAACTTTTGCACTGAAAGCTATTACTACTAGTCGCAACTCTTTCCAGCTTAATTTCTTAGCTAAGGTTATGATTGCATTCCACTCGGTAGCAGTAGGTTCACTATTAGCGTATTTTTTAGCCATTCGATTAATTTCAAGTAATAATTTATTTTTCTTGTCGTCGTCATCGTCAAAGTTATCCACAGAATTATCACTGTTATTAGTTTTATCTACTGACGACGATGACCTAACCTGACCTATACTAGACTGACCTGACCTAGACTGACCTAGACTATGCGGTCCATTGGTTGTCCGTTGGTTGTCCAGTGGACGTCCATTGTCTTCAATTCGCTTAACACCGGGCTTTTTCTTAGCATCAGCACGTCTTCTTGAAGGTTGAAGCTCAATATCAGGTATCATCTTTACCAATAAATTCTTATAAATTGAATCAACTTTGCGGTCAGCTCTAATACGATTGTTCTCTCGCCAATCATTTATGTAAGTGACCAAGTCATCATTGAGAACAGTGACAAAACCTTTAGCAACTAAGAGCTTCAAATCGTCCTCGGTTGCACCGGTTTGCATCATCACGTTGTAGCCCTCAACTACACCGTCATCATCAGCATTTAAGCCGAGATGGAAATACAAATTCTGTGTTGAAGGTGGCATCTTTAAAAAACGTGCGCTCTCAACAATCCGCTTTGAAAACATTCTTCTTTGTGCCATATTAAAATCTCTCTTGTAAAATTCCTTATGCCTTTATACCGTCAAATGGATCTTTCTTTTTTGTTGGATCCTTCTTTCCATCAACAATTTCTCTAATCTTTTGATCTTCAGCATCTTGTTTTGACTTTTCTTTATCACGATCCTTAAGCAAGCCTTTAGAGAACTCATAAATAGCGCTGATACTCTTAATAGCAATCTTGGCATTAACCGAATTGTCCTTGTCTTTAATTACCTGCTTTGCTAATTCATCACCAGCCATAGCCATAGCGAAGACTTCAGTTAGATCTTTACGCTTGCCGTTGTAAGCAATCGTCATGCCTTTAAGTTCCTTAGGAGTCATGTAATCCGGTTTAGAGTTAAATTCCTTAGCATCTGTATCATCTTCAGAAGCAATCCCATAGATGGCACTGATTGAGTATCTACGAGCGTAAGTAAGTGCCTTGCCATATTCCTGAGGATTAGGACTGCCGATATCTAATAGATAAGAGCCAAAATCAAAGATCGCACCTTGACTGTTAAGCAAGTAGTTATGAATACCAGTTTGACCGCCAACAGTTATTGGTTGCTGAATATAAGCGATATCCTCGTCCTCACTTGCTTCTTGAATAGCTTTGATAACTCCATTCAAGTCAGCATATTTGTATCCGTACCCTTGCTTATCCTTACTTGGCTGTTGTAATTTCTTTTGAACATTAACAAATGCACTCATCAAAGCCAGCTTTGCCTTCAATGCATCTTCTGGCCTTAATCCTGAAATAGCCTTGAAATAAATTTGCCCAATCAAATCGGCTGGGCCTTCTAGCATTTTCATCATGATTAGTCCTCCAATCCTTCGTATTCAATACCGTTGTCTTGGATAAAACTATAAAGCTGCTTCAGTTGCCACTTAGTGCCCTTAACTTCTAGCTTCAAAGTAATGATCTTGTCCTTAACTTCACCAGTTTCAGGATCTACGTACTTGTCCCCTTGCTTTTTAAGATCTCTAAGTTCATTTAACTTAGTTTCCTTTTGAGCCTTAGAAACGGCATCTAAGTCTTCCTTGTATTCAGTCATTGCATTAAGCACAGATGACAAAGGATTATTATCTAGTTCCTTGATCCAGTGATCAGCTGGTAGAGCTAAGCTTTCAGCCTTTTCACTGACGATCTTAATGTTGTCAGCAAGTTGAGCTTGCTCTTGTTGAATTAAGGCAATTTGCTGATCGACTTCAGTTTCAAACTTAGTTTTGCTGTAGGACTTGTTGTCCCAGCTTGATTGATACTTGATCCTTGCTGGGTCAATTTCTGCTAACTCACATACAGCTGCGATCTGCTTTAAGTTTTTTTCATGACGTGCTTGCTTTTCTTGATCTTCAAAGACTTTGATTTCATCGCTAATCTTCGAACTTGAATCATCAATTTCATCAATTAACGATTCAACTTTATCGTTGAAATTTTTAATTGGAGCCTCAGCCTTTTTCTTGATTTCGACTTTACGGCCCTTAATTGCCTTTTTGAGCTTATTTAACTTTGCTCTAGTAGACTTAGCCTCTTTAAGATTCCCTTTTGTTACTTCGTAGTTTTCTAAGCCATCATGCAATTGATCAATTTGATCTTTCATCTGGTTATATCCAGAAAAATCAATTTGAGCTGGTGCAAAGTTGACTGGAAATGCTACTGCATTTTCATCTAATGTAATTAATTGTTTTGTTTCAGCCATGTTTCCGTACCCCTTATTGCTTAAATACCTAAATATTCTGGTAAAGATTCGCAATGATATGAATCTTTGATAAATTCCAAAAGATCATCACCGTAATTACCTAGATCTAAAATAAAGTCCATGTGATTAGGACGAGGAACTACACCGTCGTAGTTCATTTCATCTGCTAGTTCGTTTAGATTCCCATCGTAGTGATTCAAACGTCCTTGGAAAAAATCTGCTGCGGATTTGTACCCATTTACATAATCGTCTGCATATTTTCCAATTAACGCTTCTTGCCCACCTGGCAAAGTAACTACTAATGTGTCTGGATCATTTCTGGCTAAATTTTCGAGCTCTGCTAGCTCTCTTTGACGATTAATTTCGTCAAGTTTCTCCTGTGAGTAAAGCATTGTGGTATAATCTCCTTTAGATAATTAATTTTGTAAAAGTTTTTCGCAGTCTTTCAGTTAACCCTTTGCGGTAGCTGAAAGGCTTTTTTTGCTTTCTGAACCTTTTTGACAAAACCAAATCTCTTCAGGTCTTTACTAAAAGACTGATAGGCAATGCAAAGCGCATTACTTGCAGCAATCAGCTTTGGATTATGAGCGCTTTTTCTTTTCCACAATTTGCTTCACCTCCTTAATATTCATTGCTCAAGCTGTTAAGGAACTTGATGTACTTCATATACTTAAAATCTTTAGTGTGTTTTGCGACATCACTTTCAACGTCATCGATAAACTCTTGAAAATTTGCATGATGAAGACGTGGATTAACAACTTCCTTAACCATGTAATAGACAACTAATGCAAAACTACTCATTTCTTTATTCCTCCAAATTAATTTCTAGTTAAATACAGATAGATAACTGCGCTTACTGCCAAAGCGATATATGTAATCGTTATTAAGATTGACTGCCAGGGCTTCAATCTTTTATCTAAATCCCAAAGTTCGTTGAACCAGTTGTTGTACTTTTTCATATGACCGCCTCACAGATATCCTTTAACTCCACGTGACTTCCAGAAGTTATCAAGATCTGACTTCTTCCACCTGGTGATTCCTTCGATCGTCCGTGAGGGAATTTTGTACTTCTTACGCCAGTTTCTAAAAGTTGTATCGCTAACGCCCAGGTACTTTGCTGACTCACCAACATTGAGCCATTCACGCGAGCTTAGTGTTATCAGCAACTTCAAATCTTTCTTATCGATATTCGACTTAAGTTCTGGCTTCATAGAGATCACGATGGACCTCACAAACTTAGTTAAGTTGTCTTCATCGAGTAGCTGCATTGTTCTCGCCTCCCATATAGATGTCGCTCATTCCAAGCAAATCACAAAGATTGACGATGGTTTCATAATTCATTTCTTGTAAGTCTTTAATCGTTGCTGGACGTTTTTTACTGTTTTCAGTTGCCGACACGATCGTGCAATTCTTGTTATTGAGTGTTTCTAAGAACTCAAGAGCTGAATGTGCGTCTGTAAATTCTGCCATTTCTAGTCATCTCCTAAATTCCAAAAGTAGAAACGATAACTTTCTGGTAGCTCTCATCAAACTTTCCTCTCAAAGCTTTGTTGATAATATGCTTTTGACCTTCTGGTGTTACCAAAGTAGTTGACCAGGCATGACCATTCTTTACACCATGAGTCACTCTGAAGTAACCTCGTTTGATCTTGTCGCCCATTGGCAATGTCCCATGTTTTGAAATGTAATGCTCTAATCTCAATAATTGATAGAGTTGATTTTGACCAATTTGAAAACCATTTTGAGTTAAGATTGCAGCCAATTCTCTGATCTTGATTGAATGATTGCTATATCTAATCGCATGTGAGAAAAGAACATCGTCAGCATCTCGATCAATCTTGTCTTGCAAGTCCTTGTTTTGATTTGCTAAGCTTTGATTTTTTGCTGTGAGTAGCTTGATCCGGCTATTTGAAACTTCTAATGCTCTGTGCATGATCATGTCAGGGCTGTTCCAGTCTTTTTCAACTTGGATGAAGTACTTTCTGACTTCCTTGCCCTTTTCTGTCTTGGACATCATGCAAAGTTCTTTCGCCATGTCGATTGTTAGCAAATAATCTTGAATTGGCTTTCTAGCGCCATTTGCAACAACCGTACTTGTAAGTACACTTGTAAAATCTTCATTTTCTTCAAAACCTTTTGAGTTTTGTTCCCACCATGCTGAAAATCTTCTTTTGACTTCTAGTCCTTTGTAAAGATCTCTTGCATTAACAAGTTGGCGATCATTCTTGACTTGAATCTTAATTAGTTCTTCCATTTGTTTCTCCTTACTGTGCTAAAATCGCACTATTTTAAATAAAAATTTTTTCCAAAGGAATATCCAATTTTTTAGAAAGAGCTGGAAGCTCAGAAGCTTGAAATTTGTAAACACCGTGTTCTCTGCGGAAGTACTTATCCGAACTAGCTAGTCCTAAGCTCTTTGCCATATCCTCGTTGCTGAAGCCATGCTTTAATCGTTGCTCACGAATCAAGGCTAAATTGATTTCTCTCTTCATATCTTCACCTCCCATTAGTTGCGATATTCGCAATTCATCTTACATGCATTATATTACATTGCTATTTTCGCAATGTCAATACTTTTTTCGCAATTTTTGAGCAAATAGTTGCTATTTATGATATATTTATTGCGAAAAGCGCAATAGAGGTAAAAGAAAATGAACAATCAAAACAATTTAGCTCAAAAAATTATCAATTATCGGGAAGCTCAAGACATGACACAAGCCGAGTTGGCTGATAAAAGTGGAATTGAACGAACTGCACTTAATAAGATAGAAAAGGGAACTAGAAAAGTATCTAGTGATGAATTGAAAGCTATAGCGTTAGCACTTAATATTTCTGCTGATACCCTATTGGATTTAAACGGCTCAGAATTAACCTGGGCTGATTTAGGTATGCCCTATGGTGGTGAAATACCAGACGAATTAAAGGATACCTATGCTGATATAGCCCGTGGCTACTTTAAGCGTCACCCTGAATATTTAAATAGGAAATAAAAATAATGAAGAATAATAATCTTGATTATCTATCCATAGAAAACAGAGAAAATTACGATAGACTGCTTAAGTTTCTGATGAATAAAGCTATGTTTGATTATCATATTGGTGTTGAATTTACTAATCAGCTTCCACCGTTCGCTCCTCCTATTTGCTATAACGATCCAGGAAAATGTATCATTATGAACTCTCGTTGGCCATATCCTACTGAGATTCCTTTTCAGTTAGCACATGAGATTGCACACGTTTTACATGAAGAGCAACATTATTATAATTTGAACGATCAAACTGTTGATCAAGGTGAAACGAGTGCCAATATTTTTGCAATTAAGCTTTTACAAAAATACTGCGATGATAATGAGTATCATTTTGACAGCTACTATAAATTCGCTAAGGCTTTCTGTATTCCTCATAACCTTTATTATCTATTTAATGATGATTGCATAGTCCAGAGCCAGTGACTTTAAACCTAAGGAATAATTTTTACGGAGGAATAAGAAATGTCAGGTTTAATTGCATTAATCGCTGGAATAGCTCTAATCATTTATGCTGTTCAGCATGACAAGAAATCTAAAGATGATAGTAAGTGGCTAAAGGACTGGGGGTTCTGGGTTATTACAGTCATAATTTTAGTAATAGGTATACTTAATATTGGCAATAGCTCACCATCTGGAATTTTTGGTACTGTCATGTTTCTTGCTCTACTCGGTTTACTTTACTGGCGTATTACCGATCGCAGTAAGAAAGGCCTTCATGGCAAGCCACGAGTATTGCATACATTAGTAACAATCTTGTTTGTAGTCATTTGGCTCTTAGTTCTAGGACCGGTTGAAAATGCCCTTAATCCAAGCAGTACTGATTCTGAAGCTAAGCAAAGTGAAAGCAGTTCAACTGACAATGACAAATACGTTCGATTAGACGGACACAAAATCTACTACACAGCTTCTAAGAAGTATTCAATTAGTGGGAGTGAAGATACTTCATGGCCAGCTGCTACTGCAGATATAAATAATGTCACAGTTTATAAGATCGAAAGCGGATATACTTATGGATCAAAACGTGGTGGCAAGAAGGTGCAAGGTATGGTAGCTATCAATGTTAAGGTCAAAGCTCTTAAGGATATTGATGTCAACATGGACTCGGCCACAGTAAGTATTCCAAGCATTGATGAACAACACGACATCGAAACAAAAGAAGATTGGGACGATCAAGACAAGGGCATTTCTAAATCTGGTACACTCTACGTTCCTATCTACAAAATGCACAGTATTAACAGCATCAAGTCTTTAAGACTTAAGTTTGACTGTACACAACAAGATACTGACGATGTTGATAATTATGACCACACTTACGATATGACTATTGATCTTAAATAAAAAAATAAGCCTGCTGACCTTTTTCAGGCAAACAGGCTTTAATTATACGATTTGAAAGAACATCAGTTTCAAAGGAGGACATTATGCACGATGATTATTCGGATGAATACATCACTTACCTAATCGCTCGCTTAAATGAGCAAATCGAAGATAGTTCTACTATCCGTATTCTTACCACTTATTTAGATTTTACGGAAAAAGAAGCCAAAGAAGCTCTAGCCAAGGCAGAACGACCAGAACCATATGCTTTCGATGACGCAATTGGTTCCGTTCTTCTAACTGCAGAAGACAGTGGTGATAAACAGGACGTTTACAACACATTAGATACTGACTACTCCATATATAAGATAGTTATGAACTACGGAAAATAAAAAGCCACCCCACGGCAGACGGACTCGGATTTACTTTGTACGACTTTCTAAAACATTAATTCTTTTGATCAAGGTATCTATCAATTGGTCCTTAGCATTTTCTTCTGCTTTTTTGATGAATTCTTTAGTTGATTCACGTCTTGGACCAGGACTATTGATAGCCTCTTCAAGTAAATAATGTAAATTTTTCTGATCCATAACATTAGCTAATGCCTCAGACTTAGCATCTTCATAAGATACCCCTGCTCTTACTTGATAAAGCATGATATACAGATTCAATTGTTGCCAATAATCAAGACTATTTAGAAACTTGGTGATATTGTCTTGGCTCGAAAAAGACTCAAACAAATTAAACATGCTATATGGCCTCCTTTTATGAATAAATTAATGGCTGGCATAGTGTTTTTACTAACCTTATTTTCTAGTATGGCATCCATGACAAACTGGATAAAGAAATACGTTACACAAATTTATATAGGTTGGCTTATATTAGTCGTAATTACATATTTTATAGGAATTCTGATCAACTCAATTTTACTTCAAATAAAATTAGATGAATCCGAAGAAAACAATTCAGGTCTTTTAAATCAGCATAAATTAGATATGAAAGATAAAGAAAAACTCCAACAATCATTCGATTTAAGCCAATTAATTTTAAATATAATTAAAAATCATATACCACCTGAAAAATATCAAATTATTAACGAAGAAATTGAATTAGATAAGAAGGTACAAGAAATTGAAAGAAATGCGAATAGCCAAAATAATCAGCACGAAACAGATAGTAATTAATGCCGGACAAGAAGATGGAATTAAAAAAGGTGACACTTTAGAGATTATTGACAAATTCGGAAGCGACCCTGTCATAGATCCTGACACTGGAGAAAGTTTAGGTTGCTTAGATATCAGTAAAGGGACAGTTATAGTGAGCCAAGTATATCCACACATGGCAATTGCTGAAGCACCTTATAAAACTACTAATATGTACAATGCACTTAATCCATCTGAAAGACTTATAGATGCACTATCTGGAAATACACATATTCAGTCTGATTTAAATGTTGACCCTAAAGAAATAACTGGTGGCTTACCTCAAGCCTCTGATACTCCGATAAAAGTTGGAGATATTGTAATTAAAAGATAGTTTCTAAGAATCGATAAAAATGTAATAATAAAGGTACTGGGAGAAAAGCTCCTTTATTATTATAGACGTGGGATTTAGTCCCTTGGCTCTTTATCTTTTCTTAGTAATTGATAGAGAGCTTTTTTATATTCAATAACTCGCATCGCAACTGCGGTACGGGTTTTAATAAGAATTCCAAAAGAACACCAGTTTTATCTAATGCAAAATAAAAAAGCACTTTTTACAGTGCTTTTCCTGCAGTGCATCCCTGAGTTAAATGCTCTTGGGGCGCCCGCTTGATCATTTTCATCACTCACGGAGGTGATAAAAATGGATCAAACAACCTTTCAATTGATCATTCTACTTCTTTTGATTATTGAGATCAAGAAGTAATCTATCCCGCGAGCGCGCATCATTGATGGTTTATTTGAAAGGAGAAATGAAATTATGCCTCGTAGAAAAGACAACGAGATTTATAAGTACAAGCTTAAAGGCGGCAAAGTTAAGTTTGGCTTTAAAACTTATGTTGGAATCAACAAAGCAACCGGCAAGCCTATTAAGGTAACTCGGCAAGGTTTTGAAACACGGAAAGAAGCCGAATCGGCAAAAACCAAATTGAAAGCTGATGGTGTAGATAAGATTCTCACTAAACGCAAGTTTGAGAATGACAAGAAGACAGTACAGGAAGTTTATGAAGCGTGGCTTCCTATTTACCGTACGGGCGTAAAAGGCTCATCTGTAGTACAGGTTAAAAGTATTTGGGATAATCGTATTCAGCCAGAATTTGGCAGCGATTACATCAATCATATAGATGTAGACCACTTGCAACGCTTTGCTAATGAAATGTCGCAAAAGTACGTTGGCTATAGACGTACCTTGAACGAACTTCACCGTCTGATAAAGTATGCAATTTTGAGAGATTGGTGTGACAAAGATCCCTTCGATAAAATTTTAATTCCTAAAAAGTCTGCTAAATCTAAAAGAGATACGGAACACAATTTCTATGAATTAAAAGATTTAAAAGCATTTTTAGCAACTGCCAAAAAACATAATTATAAGTACTACACTTTCTTTATGATTTTAGCAAATTTAGGCGTAAGACGTGGTGAAGCTTTAGGACTAAAGTGGTCAGACATCGACTTTAAAAATAAATTAGTACATATCAAGCGTACTACTACATTTAACGAAAAAAGTTATAAAGCTATCGGAAGTCCTAAAACTCCAGCTTCCAAGCGTGACTTAAGCCTTCCCTCTCACTTAATTGAAGTGTTGCAAAAATATAGAAGTATGCAAGTAGAATTTAATTCTGATGATGACTATATCTTCCATACTAAAACTGGCGATTATCTTCCCCCCACAGCACCGACTTATTGGATAAATAGCGTATATAATCAAAATGAAGATTTGAAAGAGATTACGCCACACGGATTTCGTCATACGCTTGCTACGTTACTTTACGATGATGATAAATACAACATTACACCTAAAGATGTACAAACAATCTTAGGACATAAAAACGTGACGGAGGCACTTGAAATTTATACCCACGTCACGTCACAACAAAAGAAAAAAATCACCGAATCTATTAACAATTTGGGACTATAAATGTATTTTTACGTACTTTTTACGTAGTTAGCTAT